AAGAGGAGAGATACAGAACTCATGGAACTCGTTAACCTCTCGTAATGCAATAACTTCCTTAAGTAAAGACTGTAAGTCAACGGTACCTTTTTTAGTAACGATACGGAAATAAGCCGCTCCTGTATCTTTTTGCTTAGTATGTCTACATCTTGATCTTAACAAGTTAGTCATTACAAATAAATCTTCTCCGCTCTCTCCTGGAACTATTTTAAAATGAGTTTCTTTACCGTCGTAGTCTGTAACTTCCATAGCTTCTAAATCTTTGTTACCGATTAAACGTAACATATCAAGATAGAAAGCACCCGGATCTCCTTCGTACATTTTCTCTTCTCCTTGTCTAAAGAAAGCTACCTTAGCTTCTGCACCAATACATGCACTAATATCTTTTGCTACTTGCTTTTCATAGTTTTCAATAGCTTGTGGGATAGTATCTCCCATTTTACACATATCAAACGTATTCAAGTAAAGCTTAAAAGATTTAGACTCTACCATAAATTCAGAGCTAGCAGGGCATACTATTTTCAAAGTACCTGCCATAGGTAAGCCATTATTTAATAAAAAGGTTGCTTCGTGACAATGCCACGTATCGTAACCTACAAATTCATCTCCTTTGATACCCCAGTCTCCACGAGCTAATGCTCTCGGCATAGGGTTTAATTGGCTTGGATCGAAGGTGTCTGTATAGACTGCATATGAGTTAGCTGACCCTAAGGTTTTAGCAGCTACTTCTGACATATTACTTGCTGACATAATTGCGGAATGTTTTTATATTTTTAAAGATAAGGTTTATTTGTTCTTCTGACAACTCAATATCTAAGTTATCTGCTAATTTAGCTTTTGGTTTAGGTTCCACTAAACCGTGAGGTCCTAATTCGTTTCCTACCCAACCGTTAATAACAGGAGAGCTAGTATCTAACGAGTAGATAAGTCTTCTAAGTACAGTATTAAGAGAATTAATTAAGATAAATTCTACTGGGTTTTGACATCCTAGTAAATGAAACTTAGGCAATCCAATCCCCATATTAAACCTATTCTCATACCACCAATTTAAGAATCTAAATCTTACCGTTACGTAATCTGATTTCTCAATCAAATCAAAAGGTAGTGCGATAATGTCTACTTTCTCTCTTAAGTAATAATCTATACAATCTGCAATCTGTTCAAAAGTATCTCCTTGACATACACCAATATACTTTTGTCCTTCTACCTTGTAGTTAGCTAAATACTCTTTTGCATTAAGTAGAGTTTGATCATGGTCATTAACTACATCAGGAAGTACAAGGTGGGTAGGAAAATACTCCTTACCTAACTCGTATAATTCTTCCATTGGTATAGACTTGCCTAATTCGAATGCTGAATTATCTAATATAGAGTACTCTGCTGTTTGTAGCTTCTTCTTATAAAAGTCAGCATATTCTGTATCTAAGCTTAATAAATGACCTAGTACGTAAGGGTAATCACTTACCTCATCATGACGATCAAATAACGCTTTTGGTATTTCGTGTGAAATTAAAGGCATAATTTATTTTTTATATTCTGATAAAACTCTTTCTACTTGTGTTTTTGCAAACTGCCAACTGACAGGTCCTGTTTCGTCTGCATACTCTACCGGGTCAGGACGTCCTAGCTTAATAAACGCTTCAATACGTTCTACTGATGCTGCTGATTTATAATCAGAGTACCAGTTACCTTGAGTATCAGACCAGGAATGTCTAATAAAGATCGGCTTATAAGAGGTATTAGTACGTTTATATACTTGATCAAAATCTAAACCTAGTTGTTCACATGCCCTTAAACCGTCTTCTAAGATTTCGAACTTAGTTACATCTAGGTAAGGAGTGTAGTGGTATACTAATTCTGAGTCCCAGTTACCTGCTTTAAACGCTTCAAAGTCTATATCTCTAAACTCCTGTCTACAATCAGGATAGATAGCATGATCGCCTGCATGAATGCCCATTGCAATAGCTACAGGCTCTCCTACGGTACAATCGTCTCCAACGTTCTTAGTAGCAACAGATAATGCCACAGCTTGGATAATTGAACTAAATATTTTATTACGATTGGGTACAACTGTATCTTTCATGTTGTCTTGTTCGTAATGGCCTTCTGGTACATCTGCACCGCCTGTTACTAAAGCTGAATTAAGTAATGTTGATAAACCGTCTAATTTAATAATTTGAAAGTTTACTAATGGAAAATTTTCTCCAGTTACTGTAATTGTTCCTAATTGATCTTGTTTTGCTCTTTGAGAACATCCATTTAGATATTCTACTAATGATTTAGCTCTTTCAAGTTCTACTTTATGCTTTTGACCGTAATCAAAACCTAATGCTGTTACTTCATAGCCGTCAGCTAAGAGATGTAATAAAAGAGATGAAGAATCCATCCCACCTGATAGTGATAAGACTGCTTTTTTCATGTTTAAACTAATTAAAATTTAGAGCGTATTATTTTGTGAATCGATTAGCTCTATAACCGAATTATTTTTTATCTTGCTTATCGTTAAGCTCTTTCTGCAAAGAAAGTATTTGACTAGTAATGTTCCCTACTAAGGTTCCTAACTGTGCCCAAATATCATCACATTCTTTCTCTAGCTTATTAATAAGTCTTAATTGATAAATCTGTAACCCTACAAGTATTAATATAATACCAATGTATAAATGTTCTGGTGTAAATGTTATTGTCATACTATAAAGGTACTACTTATTTTTCAGATTTTCAACTTCATTCATAAACTCAACAAATTCAAAAGTTCCTGGGAATGCTATAAAGTTAGGAGTGTCCATTACTCTCTGTAATGCTTTAATGGTAAGGTCTTTATTCTTAGTGTCGATTATTAAAGGTTCTAGTATGTACTCTTCTGCTGAACCTTCTTTACGAGTAAGGTAGAATAAAGTACCTGCTACATCTCCTAGTGCATAATAATAAGTCTGTGCTGATGTCTTCATTTTACTTCCAAATTTGATACCAACGTCTCTTAGGTGCTGGTTGACATTGTGAAAAAGGATTATCGCTAAAAGATACTGCTTTACAGTACTTAGATGTCATCATATTTAGAAATACTTCGTGATACTCTTTAGGTATTGTATCAAAATCAGCCTGTACTTTAATATCTAAAGATATATTTCTTTTACCGTTAACTACTAATGTTAGTACTTCATGACACGTTACTAGCTTAGAGGTAGTCATTATCAAATTATTACCGGCACCTAGATTTATTTCTTCCATACTAAACGTTTAAAGTTTTATTCCATGCAGCAATGTGTAATCTAGTTAAACCTCTAAACTTATATTTCTTAGCCATCTCCATTACAAATCGAGTACGCTCTTCAAAGTTAGCAGCATCATCTAAACCTGGCATACAAACTACATTCTCTAATGGAATATAAAACGGTTCAATAAAGTCTCTAAAGATTTCTTTAACATCATCTTCACTACTAATAACAAACTTAAATTGATAATTTTTATGTTCCATGATACGATTAATCGCTTTAGGAACGATACGTTGCTTAGCAGTCATGCCTGAGTTATCTAACTTAGGTGAGCAGTTAATTTGATCTAAGTTTTGAAATAACTCCTCTTCGATAAAGTTAGTACCGTTAGTTTCAATTTCATAGTAGGTACTACGTAAAGATCCTTCTATATCCATCCAATACTCGGTAAAGTTATTAATCGCTACTTGATGTCCTGCAATAGTAGGCTCACCTCCAGTCCAGATAATACGTACACGGCCATCTAAGATGTCTTCGTATACTCCTTCTTCTTTAAAGCGATCTAATAGGTACTGAAATTCTTTATCTTCACCTCTCCATAACCATTGAGATGTAGAGTCACAAGTCCAAGTAGCTTTACCTTCTTTAACTAAATCGCCTTCAAAGATTTCTCCATCTTCTAGCAATTGCTCTTTCATTAACTTATTAGTAAATGCTCTAGACATACCGCAAGTTAAATTACAAATACCTAAACGAACAAAGTAAGCAGGAATACCGCTACTTATACCTTCGCCTTGAACTGTATAAAAGTCACTAGTAATAAGTAACTTCTTTGGATCTATTTTACTCATTAGTTACTGTTTTAGGGGTTTCTACTTTTTTAAATTGAGCCTTCCATTCAGACTTAGGTATAAATTTCCATTCCCTAGTAGCTTGATCAGCTTTTTCATTTGTTACTCGGATAATTTCTCCGGTCTTAGAACTCTTTAAACACTTCATAGTTTTTCCTCCATGTTTTTATTTGAATAATGTCTTTATATAATTTAATACAGGGTTAAAGGTATGCCAC